TTATTTTTCGTATTTTTCTTGGGTTTTGGGTTCATGTCACGAACCACTACTGTTTTTTGTTTTTGTGCACGTTGTTGTTTGACCATTACGCTAAATGGTGTTAGTGTTTTCAAACACGGGTTGTTAATCTCGTAGCAACCGGATGGTTGATGAGACAAGGAAGTTTAACTATGGTCTGAAAATATTCTATCAATTGTTCTGCTTCTGTTTGGGACACACCGGTGACATCAGTGAACATAGCCCAAGTTTCCGCATTGATAGTTTTCATGCCATCAGCCCGCCAGCCATCGCGGGGATCTGTCGTGAATTGTATTGGGTTGAGAACTCCTTCAGTGAGCACCAATAGGCGTTCTACTAAGTGAGAAACAACGGGGACACATGAAACGTGATGGCGTATCCCTAACATATCCCCGCGGATGATCCTTTTCCTATTTCTAGAGGAAAACCCGGATTTAGCGGTCCACCCTATTCTGGCCAAGGCTCTTCCAGGATCGGGGCCTAAACTGATCCCAGTTTCGTGCGGCCAAAAATATTGTGAACAAAACATGGCATTGTTGCGAGTGCATTCTTCGACTCCGGCCTTAAGACCAAACCTTTGAAGGTCTAGTGCATAAGTGTCTAAGGTTATGGGTAGAACAGTTAAACCCAGAGAGTCGTCGCCTTTATAAACACTCCTAGTTTGTTTCTTAATTTCTTCTTCTTCAAACTGTTGGCGATAGGAGTCATATGACGTGATAGCATTGTCATAAGTGTTCAATAAAGTGGTACCAGTATCGCCGGTAATTCTATGGCCCAAGACGTCATAGTTAACCCCGTTTCTGGTTGTCCCTTTAACTGAAAGTTGTTTTTCTTTGATGGTTTCAATATAGGTTGGTGCTCCCATTGCCAATTGCCATTTGGCTTCGGCGACCAGGGCACTAGTGCTAATTGTGGCATCAAAGGTGGAGAAATCATTTTTGAATATAGTTACCCTCTGGTTGGGGTAATTAGCAGCAAAATATTC